ATACCATTTGATTATTTGAAATATCTATTTGAGCAACTGCCTGAAAAACCGGATGACATTGAATACCTGTTACCCTGGAATGTGGTGTTAACAAAAAAATAGTTAGGTTGTTAGTGTGTGCTTTGCTGGACGTTTACTCTTCTTTAGCTGTTTTAATTTGATATCTATGACGATTAAATGACCTATGCCTATGTTATTACCTCTTCATGAATAGAATAATAAATAAGGGTGAACTTGATACCAGGTGGATGCAAGATGAAGTGATGAAGTCGTCTTGCCAGCAACACTGTATTGATCAGTTTCAACAGAAACAGGAGCTGAACCTTTAACATAATAAATTGTATCTTCACCAAAGATGTAACAAATGGACTTGAATCAGGAACTTCCACCAGAATTCAATTCATTGACCGTTTTCGTCTTTGATAGATGTATTAAGTACGTTGTAGATAGTATTGATGCTGAAGTGATTGCGCGCTCCCTTGGAGCGGTTCAGTTTTTTAATTGATCGCTAATTAACAAACTTTACAAAAAATTAGCTAATTCTCTTTCATCGACTTTTCTTTTATTTCTACTTATCAATCCACTCATATCTTTTATTCCTATTTTTTATTTTTGTTTATAATTAAATCCGCCAGTGCTACGCTTTCCTTCGTCTTCACTTGGCGTGTAGTAACTAGCGTTCTCGCTCTTGATCTCTCCGATTTCTCCTTCCTGAAGATCTCTGAACCGACAATACTTACCCTCAAATCGTGTCATGATCGTTCCGATCTCGCCGTTACGCTGTTTCACCGTTATCACTTCGCCTATGCCTCTGTGAGCTGACTCTTCGTTATACACCTCATCACGATATAAGAAAGTGATGATATCTGCGTCTTGCTCGATGCTGCCGCTCTCACGTAAGTCTGACATCAGAGGTCGTTTGTTTGGACGTTGCTCTAATGCGCGATTAAGCTTAGATAAAGCAATCACTGGTACCTGAAGCTCTTTCGCTATTTCTTTGAGTGATCGTGATATTTCTCCGATCTCTAAAGTACGATTATTAGAAGAGATTCCCGGGACGCGCATTAGCTGAAGATAATCGATTACGATCATATCGAGACCATGCTCTCTCTTAATCTTACGAGCTGTAGTCCTGATTTGCTGCGGCGACATACCCGAGCGATCATCAATAAATAACTTAGTTTTCGAGATTTCAGCTGAGGCACGAGACATTGCTGCCCATTCATGCTCTTCCATCTGCGCTTTGCGCAATTTACCGAAATCGACCTGGCCACGACTTGCTATGCTTCGCATGATCAACTGTTCCTTTGGCATTTCCATCGAAAACACTAAAATAGACTTGTTATTATCTATCGCAGCATGCTCCGCGATATTTAGCGCGAAGGTTGTTTTACCCATAGCTGGGCGACCTGCGACAATGACCAAAGCCCCGGGCTCAAGACCACTCGTCAAGTTATCGTATTCAGAAAACCCAGTGCGCATACCGACGATACCATCACCTATTTCACTTCTGATCTCAAGCTGTTCGATGACGCCAGTCAAGGCTTCTTTTGCTGAGACCGCGCCGGCTTCGATTGCGCTTTCAGATATACTCATGATCAATTCTTGAGCGCTATTTAGCTTCTCATCAGTTTTGCCATTGCCCACTGCAATATCTTGAATGTCGCCACCAATGTTTTGCAGCTGACGCTCGATGCTGCGATCCTTAACGATTTTTGCGTAATGCTTGATATTCGCTGAACTCGGAACTGACCGCGTCAAGTCTCTTAAATACTGAGCGCCGCCCGCTTCATATAATTTGTCATTTCGCTCCAGATACTCGCTAATAGTCACGAAATCAGCTTGCCGATTTCCCTGCAGTTCAGAGACAGCATCAAATATCATTGCATGATCATATCTATAAAAGTCTTCTTTTTTAATCATATCCGCGATCGAATCAAATGCTATACCTGAATTTCTTGACAGCATCAATCCGCCAACTACAGCTTGCTCGGCTTCAATGGAATGGGGTATTGCTTTTGTTATATCGTTATTCATTATTATATTACTCGTATGTATTTTATATAGTTGTAAAGTTATTATGTCCGGTCAGGCTGTTTTCTTTTTATTGTTGTAGTTACCCTCAAGAATCTTTATAAAATTTGCAGGTTTTACAATCCATTCTAGATTTGCTGTGAAGTCTGACGTTTTTCCAGTTAAAAAATCAGAACTGGCTATATATATAAAGAACGCTTTCCACCACTCAATATCCTGTCTTTCTAAATCTTCATTCCAACGTGTGCGTAAGTATTTTTGGCGCTGTGAATTCCAGGTTTTCACTGGTGGCATCATCGGTAAGTTTTCATGATATGCATCGACAATCTCTTCATGAGGACATTGTGTCGTCTTCGACTTGTCGATGACTATATTTATATCCTGTTCCTGTTCCTGTTCCTGGCTTGGTAAGGGGATAGGGGTTACCTTAGAAAGCCCCTTATGATGAGGTAGCGAGTCATATCCAAAGGGAGCGTTGGAATGGGTGTTATAAAAGCTGTTGTTCATACCATCTGTAAACGCAGATTGCCAAGGAACACCGTCTTCGTCGTATTGGATCTCAGGTTCGGCGCCTTGCGCTTCGCATTTATTCTTAAACGATTTATGCGCAGGCAGGCTGTATGCGTTCTTGTACTTCATGTAAAACTCAAACAAAAAAGGAAGCGCCGGAACAGATTCCCACATTTTGTGAATCGGTTTAATGCGATTATCATTACCCTTCAACTCTTCTGCGATCTGATATCTCGCCATCTCTTTAATCCAGACGTATTCAAGCTGATCATCATATGCACAAAACCCTATCTCTTTTAATTTAAACATGGCATTACTTGCTTCTTCTAGTGATAGTCCTGTGTCTGACATAATGTACGCAATTGGTAAGTAGTACATTCCTGTCATATGAGTGTGTGTGTTTGTTATTAAATAAAAGGCTGTTAATGTCACATCACGATTTTTCATTAATTTAATAGTTCTTCCTGTATTTCCTGTCCAAAACGACGGGCAAATTCTTGCGTATTCTCTCATGTTAAACTCCTAAGTTTGTAATTATTGACAAGGCTAACTATTTTATATATAGTCGCAACGATCATATGTATTGCTACGGAATAATGTCTGCTTTGTTTATGACTATAAACTTAGCATTGCTAATATTACTGTGTCAATCGTTTTATTAAATATTATGCGCTTATAATTCCATATATATACGTTATAAACTAACTGGGGATAAAGTTATGGCTCGCCGCGAACCAACCAAAGAAGATGTGGAAGCTGCAAAAAATTTAAAAAGAATATGGCTTGAGAAAAAAGATGAGTTGAAAATAACTCAAGCAGACATTGCAAGAAGAATGAACTGGGCATCTCCGAGCGCTATGTCACAATATATAAACTGTAAAGTTCCTCTGGGTGCTGAAACTATCATTTCGCTTGCCGAAATTTTAAATGTTGATCCTAAGGATATAAAACAATCTTTAGATATCTTTTTCATACCAAAAGATAGTATGAAGTTCCGTTATATACCAGTGATGGGTGATGATAAATCTGGATATACGAGCAAGGTGATTGGATCTGTTTCTAGCGTTGGGTATACGCCTAGCCAGTATGCATTACTCTGTACTAAAGACGTGTTGGATATTGCAGAAGCTGGAGAGATACTATTAATGATACCGTCCATTGATGCTGAGCAAGGTGAGGATGTATCGATTAAATATAAAGAAAGTAATAAGCACGTACATACAATCGGATACATTAAGCGTAAGACAAAAGCGTATACTGTAATTGAAAACTCAGACGGTAAATCAGTGATGATACGGACTGGAGATATAGAATACTGTCATCATATTGGCGGAGTTTTGAATTCAAGATTCTTTGAAGCAACTGTAGACTAACGTGTTTATCGAATATATAAACATAAAAATATCTTAGCGCTAAATACATTATTTATATCCTGCTTTAGCTATTGCCTTATTAATTCCATCACCAAGAGGAAGGTGAGGTAAATTTTTTATACTATATTGTATATATTGATACGGCTACATAAAAAAGCGTTGACCGATATGAGCAAAGCTGATATTGTTTAACTTGGAATATAAAAATAGTAGAGAAACTTTTAATCAACTTGAGAACAAGTATGACTAAGTAGTCTGATGAAGCATTATAATGAATAACGAATTAAATATAGCACTTTCAAGTCTTCTCATTAAAGAGGAACCACAAGCGGGAAATATCTACGCAGGAATGCCTGTTTCTTTATACCATCATGGGCATGGAATTTGCAGTTCAATTATTAAGAAGGTTCTACATTCTATTGAATATTTTTTAAACAAGGACAATCCAGAGTCCGAGAATGAAGAAATACCAGTCCTAATTACCGATATTGTTATGAAACTAAAAGAAGAAGGTCGTGGTTTTATATTTGCCACTCTTGCAAAGACTCGTTTATTCAGTGTGGGTGTTTACAGACTTGATAACGAATCAATGAGAGTTGGTAGTGATTTATATAGAGATATTTTGTATGTATATTCGTTCAATGAAGATAAGTTCCTGGTCATACTATTAGTAGCATTCTGCTCAAATACTGGTTTTGCTCTACATGCGATGAAGGATTAAGAATGGTTCGATTCGTAACAATCAAAAAATATTCTGAGTTGTCTGGTTATTCTGATCGTGCGATTCAGACAAAAATTGAGAGAGGTATATTGCTGCAAGATAAGCACTACAAAAAAGCGCCAGATGGTCGCGTATTAATCGACATATCAGAAATTGAACGATGGATCAGTGGAGAAGCTGCATAAAAAATAAAGGAATAATGAATAAAGAAATTCAAGGCTGCGTTATGTCTCAGATGATAGACAGTGATAATGTAAGTGATGCCGAATGAAAGTAAGATATAAAATATGCCGGTGATGGGTGAGGATAAAGTTGAGTATATGTGAACTAATTGGCTCTGTTTCTAGCATTGCGTATACACTAGGACATTATGCGCTGGTAAGTCCCTTTTGCTACAAGAAAATCAAGAAAAGCTTCTGTCTCAATTTTTCCCATCTCTTTAGAGTGTCGTCTTTTATGAAAAAGGATGTATTGTTTGCACCAATAAATATAACTGTCCGCAGTACAAGGACTGTAATGACGACGCATGCAAGCGAGTTTTATTTGTTCTAAAATTTTAGGTTTATGCTGCGGATAGGAGTAATATTGATCCCTTAAGTGTACCTGTTGAAGTGAAATTTATAGCTAATTAATGAAACAATAGTGCGCAAGGCTCTGTCTGGACTTACCTATATTGATAATGAGACAGGTATTGTGTAATCTTCAGTAGAAACAATAATTTATATCTAAATATTAGATGTTACGGATATATACTATACTGACCGACGGGTCAGTAAAGTAACTGTTATATGCTTAAAAACAAATCAACAATCAATGTAGCTTTATGAATAATTACCTTAGTATTAACAATTTAAAGTCTGGCGATGTTCTTTTATGTAGAAGCAAGTCTGATAAAGATATAGTTTCTAATAAAATAGGAAAGGTGACAGATAGTAAATATTGTCATGCAGCAATATATATTGGAAATAATATCGCTGCTGAATCACGCGCCATAGAAGGAAGATGGCTTAAAGGGGAAGTGGTAAAAAACAATATTAAGGATATCGTTAAACGCTATGGACACATTGCAGTTTTTAGACAGCCTGACGCATGGCCATCAGATCGAATAGAAGCTCTTGATTTATTTATAAACAATGTAGTGGAGACAGGGGCTAAATATAATCTATCTGGCATTAAAAACTTTACCAATAACAAAGAAGAGCATAATGCCAATGTTTACGAAAAGTTAAATGATTTTTTTAATAACAACATTCAAGCCAATTCACCCAACAAGGATAAGTATTTCTGCTCCGAGCTAGTTGCAGACTGTTTTGTCGCAACAGAGTTTCTTTCGGCTAGCGCAGCAGTACTGTATAAATCCGATACATATTCACCGGGTGATTTAGGCAAAGATCCAACATTTGGAACATTTGTCGGTTATATAACAAGCAAAAAAGATTATGTGATTCCTGATAATGATGACTTTGTTAATAACACAACTTATAGTGAAATATTTGGTGAGTAAGCATATAACAAGTCAATCAAAAGCGACCGCTAAAAACGCGTCGCGTTATTTCAAACGTTAGAGCCTCACAAAATTAAAAAACAATCGTTGCCTGTATCGCCAGGTGAAAGATCATAGCCAACAAAGAGTGTCATCAGAAATCCCGAAGGGTCATGGTGCAACAAGGAAGGGAAGGGATATATGCCAATCAAAAGTCAAAAGCTAAAAACATGCTAGAGTCTATACAACTAAGAGCAGGTTTATTTCAACAAGTAACTTGCTCTAACAAATCGCTCGTGCGGGACTCGGCGCAAAAAACGCGCCTCACCTCACCGCTCAGACGTTATGACTCTTGACACATACTTAGACACGGAGAATTAAATTGGCTAAGGATTGGGAAAAAACATTTTCATTTTGGTCACAATCGCCCAGCGCGACTGAGGAGGAACGTTGTGAGCGAGTTATTAAAGCAATTAAAAAGTCCATTAGCAGCAGCCCAGAGTTACAAGCGCGAAAAATATTAGTATTCACACAAGGCTCGTTTCGCAACCGCGTAAATGTTCGCCAAGAAAGTGATGTAGATGTTGGAGTCATGCTTTACGAGTGCTTTCTTGTTCAATACCCCGAAGGGAAAAAGGACTCCGACTTTGGAAATAGTGATGTTAGTTATTCATTCTCTCAGTTCAAAAATGAACTTGAAGATGCATTAGTGAGCTATTTTGGCCGTGCTGCAGTTAAGCGCGGCAACAAAGCTTTTGATATTAAGGCTTCGCAATCACAAGTTGAAGCTGATGTCGTCCCCCTCTTTGAATTTCGTCGATACTGGGAAAATGGAAGTTATCGTGCTGGGGTGGCTCTCTTTCCAGACAACGGCGGCGGTAGAATTGAAAACTATCCAGAGCGATTAGTGGATTACTGGCCGTATACTCCGTTGCACTACGAGAATGGTGTATCAAAAAACACCGCAACCAGTCGTCGCTACAAAGGGGTGGTTCGTATACTTAAAAAACTACGAGTAGAGTTGGATGAGACTGGCAACCATACAGCTGCGGCTGCACCTGGGTACCTACTAGAGTGTCTCACTTGGAATGCACCGGATTGGTGTTTCAGTCACGAAGCTTGGATAGATCGAGTCCAGTCAGTGTTGCGATTCCTATGGCAGAACACCAATGAAGTTTCTCTTTGCGATAGCTGGTGTGAGGTAGATGACATCAAGTACCTTTTCCGACCCGCACAGCCTTGGACAAGAGAGCAGGCACATACAATTATTAACGACATGTGGGACTATGTTGGAGTGAAACCAGTATGAAACTTGAACGCCTACACATTACTGCCTTTGTCGGTATTGCTGCACTAGTATGGGCAGTTGTGCTCATCTTTCAAGGGACACCAATCAATTGGGATCATGCACGCCCCTTTAGTATCGTAGTCAGTAGTCTTGTTAGTCTGGGATTACTTTTCGAATTTGTATTCTGGCGCCTACAAATATTTCACGGATGGTTCTTCAAACGTCCTGACCTCCGAGGAACATGGAGGGTTGAAATACAGTCTAGTTATGTGCGCCCCGAAACAAACGAGCGAGTGCCACTAATTGTGTGCTATATGGGCGTGAAGCAATCACTATCTACACTTAATATGCATCTTATGACCCCCGAATCAGAGTCTTGGCTAATTGCAGATCAAGTGCGAATTTCCCCGAATGGTAATGGCTTTCAAGTTATCGGTGTCTACACTAATGAGCCTAATGTTCATTTGCGGGATGAAAGAATTAGTGAAATGCATCAAGGGGCAATAATCATAGAGACACATGGGCCAAGTCTTAGGCCGACAACACTCATAGCAAAATATTGGACTGATCGTAAAACTACGGGAACCATGGAATTCACGGCGCGAGTTAGTGATGTAACCACCCGATTCATGGACGCAGAAAATGCATTTGCAAAATGAAACAGGTGGAGCTGTATCTCAATAAACAAAATAGTCATAACAATGCGTTGCACCGGACAAGCCGGTGAACACGGTGTTAGATACTTAAGAATTCTATGAAAGGAGATAGTAATTTGTACTGGGTAGGAAAAATGAATGATCAATATGTCATTTATGACCCAAATGTACAGCTAGATGAGTCTATATGGGTAAGTCTTTACTTTAGAGCGCATAAAAATTACGTCCCCTATGTGAAAAATCATGCAAGAAATATCATCACAAGGATTTCACCTACACATGAAGAATATAGTCGCACAGTAAACAGTTATGAGGAATGGCTACAAAAGGATAAAGAGTTAAAAATAACTGATGCTATCGATGACATCAAAAATCGTGAAATAAAATCTCAAAAACGAATAAAAGAACTTAAAGCAAGTCATCGCAACCACGTTGAGCAAGCTGGTACTAAATACTTAGGTGTCTCACAAGCACCAAAAGCACAAAATGTCAGGACAACCGTCTGTTATTCTTGCCATAAAACCATAAGCAGTGATATAAACTTAAAATGCAATTCATGCGGATGGATTGTTTGCTCATCATGCGGTGTCTGTGGATGTGGGTATGAAAAATAGTTCTAAGTGCCAAATATACACAGCATCTAACAATGCGCTGCAATTAAGGGAACAGCATGAAGATAAAAGACATCATCGATAAAGCCGAACAACTTCTAGAGACCGACCTAGTTGATTTATTTGAGCATCAAACTTATAAAAATATACCTGGCACAAAAAGTTCCTACCGAGAAGACCCTGCAAATACAAATACCATGACAGGCAAACATGCTCATGTATATGCAAAGCCCAAAGGCAAAGGGCACCAACTTTACTCGGCAAACAAGACTGGCTCCGGACACGATGGAAGTAGTGGCACAGAAATACCTTGCAGACATGCTGAATACTTTAGAAGCAAAGGGTATTCAATACCGGACGACAATATTCTAGAAAGTTTAGTTTTATCTAGAGCAGATAAAGAGCTATACGAATTAATTACTTTAGAAGATTAAAACGCATAACAAGCGACTGTGGCGTCAACCCCATTAAAAAGTGATCACATAGCCCATTCTGTCTTGTTCTTCTCCATCGTATTCAGGATGATAATGAATATTCTCATGCATGCAGTGATAGCTACTTTTTTGCGCTTACCCTGACTGACTAGTTTTCTGTAAAACGCTTTAAGCAAAGGATTGCATTGCGTAGCACTGAGTGTGGCCATGTAAAGTACAATTCTTATATTGGCGCGCCCACCTTGAATGCGCCGTTTACCTCTAAGTTTTTCGCTGTCTCGATTCATTGGCGCGACGCCGACCAGTTTACTAATTTTCTTTACATTGTGTTTATTTAACTCCTTGGGAATATCTGGCCAAACATAATAAACTGGAAAACCCTAATTTAGGGTGTAACCAATAAAGGGATGTTTACAGGGAAAGTATGGCTATATAGTCCGATGTAAGAATTATAATGAATTAAATAAAATATATATTTTGCTCATATTATTAAAACAACCATTGACAATATTAGCAAAGCTGAGTAATATAAGCAAACGAGTGCAGTATTGGTGATATGAAAAAGATGTGCTATTAATCGACATATTTATAGCACGGTATCAATTAGGGAACCTCTTGGCTGCTAACTTTTTTAACTAAATATCAATGGGTGGTGTTAATGCCTCGAAAATCGAGTCAGTTAGATAAAGAGTTATTACCGCCAGGCATAACGATACACGGCAACCGGTTTCTAATATCTTTTTATTATAAAGGAGCAAAGTGCAGAGAGAGCATGGCCCTGACCTTAACAAAGTCTAACTTAAAATCGGTGGAGAAGAAGCGCTCAGGTATTCTTTATGAAATCGAACATGGTAACTTTATATATGAGAAACACTTTCCGAACTCGAAGACGAAAACTTTTCGAATGTTTTCGTCAAGTGAAAACCGAGTAAAAAAATCAGTGAAAGATCATTTAGAGGACTGGCTGGATGGGCATAAAAAGCAGTTGTCCGTCAGCACTTACAAAGATTATAAAAAAATGATGGCTTGTCATATTTTACCGGTTTTTGGTAAGAAGTTCGTTGATGAGCTGACGGTCAATGACATTAAAAAATGGCGGGGCAGTCTTAACATTAAGAATAAATCGATCAATAATCTTTGCATACCTTTTCGCCAGGCCATTGAACAAGCATATTTAGATAAGATTGTTAAGGAAAATGTATTTAATTATATTAAGAATTTGAAGGTGGTTACAGACGAGCCCGATCCGTACTCGATCTCTGAGATGGTGAAGCTGCTGGCAGCATTCAAGGAAGATCAGGTGCGAAATTATTTCAAATTCGCTTTCTGGAGTGGGCTGAGGCAGTCGGAATTAATTGAGCTTCGCTGGAAAGATATCGATTTTGAAGCTGGCCTGGTTCGAGTTCGTCGGGCAATGGTGCGCGGTGTTATCAAAGAGACAAAAACTTTCAGCAGTATGCGGGACGTTAATATGCTCGGGCCCGCGAGAGAGGCGTTGATGGATCAGCGGCAGTATACTCAGTTGCAGGGGGAGCATATATTTCAACACCCGCGAACCGGTAGGCCATGGACATGTTCGCAGGCGATTATAAAGACCGACCTGCCTGAGGCGATTAAAAAATCAGGCGTTCGCCGGCGCCCGCCGCGGCAGACGAGGCACACTTACGCTTCGATCATGTTGTCGTCAGGTGAGGCACCGATGTGGGTGGCCGCGCAGATGGGCCACAAAGACTGGGGGATGATTCGCAAGCGATACGGCCGCTGGATTCCGAGCATTGACTCATCCGCAGGGAGCAGAGCGGAGTTATTGCTTAATGATGAAATAAAGAAAAATACGGACACAATGTAGGCGCATTTATATTTCTTTCTAAGATTTATCTTTACATATCAACAGGTTGTTTGGCAGAGAGGATGGGATTCGAACCCACGATACGTTTAACCGTATACACGCTTTCCAGGCGTGCGCCTTCAACCACTCGGCCACCTCTCTATAATCTTCTAATTGTGTACTGCTTTGAAGCTTTGGTTTCATTTGAGCCGAAGTCGCGCGCCGCGTACGCGTTACTCAGCACGTCCTGTGCTTCGCACTTCGGGTCATAATCGGAAAGGCGATTATGATCAAAATCGTTCCTGACGATTTTGTCGGCCACCTTTCTATGATTTCCTAATTTGTTACTCGTTCACACGGGGGAGTCTCCGCGGGGCGCATAGTTTACACGTTATTCTGCGTTGAACAGTTTTTCCAGAATCTCTTTTGCGCCACGTGATAACAGATCATCGGCTAATGT